ATCAGCTGCAACGGTAACTGTCATCATAGACAAATAGGATCTTAAATGGCTAATACAACTTCTGGAACAGCAACGTTCGAAAAAGGATTTTCTATTGCAGATATTGTAGAGGAATCTTATGAAAGAATAGGTATTCAAGGCGTAAGTGGATATCAATTAAAATCAGCTAGAAGATCCTTAAATATTATTTTTCAAGAGTGGTCTAATAGAGGACTACATTATTGGGAAATTGCAAACAACGACATAACACTAGTTAATAATCAAAATGTTTATACGATGTTTAGATCAACATCTGATGGTACATCAAGTGCAACTGCTGTTTATGGAGTAGATGATGTATTAGAGGCATCTTTTAGAAACGCTGATAATGTAGATTTTCCGTTAACAAAAATAAATAGATCTGCATATCAAGCTCTTTCAAATAAAACTGATACAGGTGTTCCTACACAATATTATGTTCAAAGGCTCATAGATAGAGTTACGATAACTTTATATCTAACACCTGGAAGCGATGAAGCAGGAAAAAAATTAAATTATTATTATGTTAAAAGAATTCAAGATGCAGGAGATTATACTAACGATGCAGATGTACCGTATAGATTTGTTCCATGCATGATAGCTGGTTTAGCGTATTATTTAGCGCAAAAATATGCTCCAGATAGAATACAAGTTTTAAAAATGTTATATGAAGATGAATTACAAAGAGCGTTAAATGAAGATGGTTCTTCTTCTAGTTCTTTTATAACTCCTAAAACTTATTATCCGAGTGTATAATGGCAAATTTAAGTAGAGGAAAAAATGCAAAATTTATATCTGACAGATCTGGTATGGAGTTTCCATACAAAGAGATGGTTAAAGAGTGGAATGGATCAAGAGTTCATGTATCTGAGTTTGAAGAAAAACATCCACAACTAGAACCTAAGACACACAGAGGTGATCCTCAAGGATTACAAGATGCAAGACCCGCGAGAACAGAGCCAGCTACACAAAATTTATTACCTGGAGATCCTTTTTCTTTAACATCAGGAAGTGGAACAGTAACAGTTACAGAACCTAGTCATGGCAGAAGCACAAGTGATACTGTTAGATTTAGAAATGTGCAAGGATCTCCCGGTGGAGTATCTATTTCTACATTTGAAAATGCATCAGGATTTAGTATAACTGTTACAGGAACAAATAATTATACTTTTGCATTAGGAGTTAATGCATCTGTTACAGAAAATTCAGGAGGGATGACGGTTACTGCAGGACCAGTAACTTTAACACCATAATATGGCATATACTTTAGATAATTTAAGAACAAATATTAGAGATTATACAGAAGTAGATAGTGGTGTCTTATCTGATACCGTATTAGATACAATTATTAAAAACGCTGAAAATAGAATTTATAGAGAATCTGACTCTGATGATAACAGATTTTATGCAACTTCAACATTAATTAGTGGAAATAGATATGTAACTATTCCCTCCGATTTAAGAATAATTAGATATGTACAATTAAAAGACGCATCAGGTAATCAAACATATTTACAGAAAAGAGATACTAGTTTTATGTCTGAGTTTTATAACACACCGGGAACAGCTTCGGGTCTTCCTAAATATTATGGAAATTGGGATGCTAATTTTTGGTTGGTGGCCCCTACTCCTAACTCAAATTTTGAAATAACTTTGGCATACGTAAAACAACCAGTAAGCATAACAAGCACAACTTTGCCAACAACAGCAAATCCAGCTTCAAATGTAGGAACTTATGTGTCTAATAAATATCAAGATTTATTATTGTATGCATGCTTAGTGGAGGCATATGGATACTTGAAAGGACCAGCAGATATGCTACAATACTATGAAGCTTCTTTTAGAAGAGCTATGCAATCGTATTCTATTGAACAACAAGGTAGAAGACGTAGAGACGAATATCAAGATGGTGCTATTCGTACTCCTATAAGATCAGAGCCACCATCTAAATACTAAGGAGATAAAATATGGCAAATATAGTACCACACAGTTTTAAAAGCGAATTACTTTCAGGAACGCATAATTTTGCGAACGGCGGTGATAGCTTTAAACTACCATTGTACACATCTAATCCTTACACAACATCAAGCACAGTGTACGATACTACTAATGAAGTAAGTTCAGGTGGTAGTAGTAATTATGTTACTGCAGGTAAAGTATTACAAAACCAAGCCGTTGTAACTGGAACAGGAACAGCGACAGTTGATTTTGATAATCTAACTTATTCAAGTGCAACTTTCGCAGCTGCATTTGGTGCAATATACAATGATAGTAAATCAGATAAGTTGTGTGTAGTTTTAGATTTTGGTGGAACAAAGACAGCAACCAATGGTGACTTCACTATTGTATTCCCTGATCCAAGTACACCATCAAATGCGATTATTAGTTTAACATCGTAATAGGAATTAAATATGGCGTTTAAATTAAACGATAGGGTTAAAGAAACTTCTACAACTTCAGGAACGGGTACTCTAACACTCGGTGGAGCGGTAACTGGTTTTGAAACTTTTGCTGCAGGTATTGGTGGAGACAACACCACTTATTACTGTATCTTTGAAAATGGAACAAATAACTTTGAAGTTGGTTTTGGAACTTTAAACTCTGGTGCAAGCACACTTGCTAGAACTTACGTTATCTCCAGTTCTAACAGTGACGGTCTTGTAAGCTTTAGTTCTAGTTCAAAAGAAGTTTTTTGTACTGTACCAGGTTCAAAGATAGGTTTACCAAATCCAGAAGAATATGGTTCTTCATCAGCGCCAAAAATAATTACTGTTAAAGTTGGTTCTAAAACAAGTAGTCACCCTTATCCATCAGGTGGAAGTTCTAGTAGTAATGCATACTTTTTAGATGGATTAGAATCACCGGCATTAAGATTTTCTGGTGCGGATTCAAGTGCAAAATATTACTATAGATTTGATCAATCTGATTCTAGTAACTCAGGACACCCTTTACGTTTTTATTTAGAAGCAGATAAAACTACAGCATATACAACAGGTGTAACTACAAATGGTACAGCTGGATCATCCGGTGCATATACACAAATAGCTGTAGACTCAGAAACACCTAATATTTTATATTATCAATGTTCTTCGCATGGATTCATGGGTAATCATGCTACAAACATTGGTAACAAAATTAATTCAAATTTATCTACTATGGGAGACCTGACGGTAGGCACATTATTTAAAATGCCTGATAATACTTCAGGAAAAATACTAGTTGGAGATGGCACAAGTTATCAAGAAGTGGCTGTATCAGGGGATGCAACACTAGCTAGTAATGGAGCATTAACAGTAACAGGAGGAGTATCTGCAGGATTCGTGGTTGCAATGTCAATCGCCTTGTAGTAAATAAACATTATGGCACAAGATTTTGAAAGATATGGTTTAAATGCAGTAGGAACATCAGCAGCAGATGTGCACACAAGTAATTCAGATGATGCAATTATTTCTATACGTTTAGCAAACATTACAACATCAACAATAAATGCAGATGTATTTATTACATCTTCAGTAACTGGTGGTTCACAAAATCACTACTTAATTAAAAATGCGCCGATAGTTGCGGGTGGATCGCTCGAGCTTATAGACGGTGGAAGTAAAATAGTAATTGAATCGGGAGACGTGGTGAAAGCACAATCCGACACTGCAAGTTCGTTAAGTGTTTGGATGTCTGTTGTCGATGCAATTAGTACGTAAGGAGATTCATGGCCTATTTAGGAAATGCACCAAAACAAAACTTAAACACCATGAACTCTCAGCAGTTCAGCGGTGATAATTCAGAAACAAATTTTACATTAAGTCAATCTGTTACGAATACTAACGAAGTTGAAGTTTATGTAGGGAACGTTCGTCAAGATCCCCATTCAGCTTATTCAATATCAGGTAATACAACTTTAGCTTTTACAGCTGCGCCACCAACGGGCACTAATAATATCTACGTTGTATTCCAAGGTAAATCTTTAGGAACAGTAGAACCTGGACAAAACAGTATTGAGTTTGGAATGATTAAATCAATTAATGGTGGATATAAAAATTTAGCAACTGTATCAGAAGCTATTACAATTGCATCAACTGATAACATGTTAATATGTGGACCAGTAAGTTTCACAAACACAATAACAGTACAGGGAACATTAACGGTAGTATAGTATGGCAACATTATTTGTAGATAAAGTAGACCCACAATCAGGAACAAGTTTAGAGATAGGTAGTTCTGGAGATACGATAACTATTCCAAGTGGAGCAACAATAACTAATTCTGGAACAGCCACAGGATTTGGTATCACAGCAGGTCAAGGTAATGATCCATCTTTTCATGCTTATAATCCACAAAATGGAAATGTAGCAAACAACACAACTATAGTAGTTTCTAATAACACAGAATTATTTGATAGCAGTTCTGCTTATGATACAAGTAATTACAGATTTACTCCACAAGTTGCAGGATACTATTTTTTATATGCAAACATTAGGTATCAATCAAGCACAACTGCTTTTGATAGAATTGACTTAACTATCAAAAAAAATGGAAGCACTATTTTAGCAGCAAGAAACAACAATAGAGATTATAGCACTTGTGGTGTTTCTGGTATTGTGCAAGCAAATGGATCTAGTGATTATTTTGATATGCAAAGTTATCAAGGTAGTGGAGGAACAATTGCAATAACCACAGATGATGAGTACACTTATTTTGGAGGATTCTTAATTAAAAAATCATAATTATGGGAACAATTAAAACAACAAACATACAATCGATATCTGGATCAGGAACGGTAACTCTTGGTACATCGGGAGAGACTTTTACAGTGCCTTCAGGTGTAACTGTTAACATGTCTAGTGCTACACAGACAGGAGTTGGTGGAGAAAATACTCCAGCATTCTTTGCAAAATTGTCCGGTGCAACTGTTATTTCAAACGATGCGTACACAAAAATTGCTTGTAATACAGAAGTATATGATACTGCTGGAAACTATGATAATTCATCTAACTATCGTTTTACACCAACTACAGCTGGTGAGTATTATGTTTATGGAACTGTTTACATAACGAGTCCAACAGATCGTCTACAATATGTAGATGCTTATATTTATAAAAATGGTTCTGCTGCACTAGACAGTGGAGTATCAACATACAATAGTAACTATTTAAATAGTGCAGGTTGTTTTGTTGGTGGTAATGTAACTTTTAACGGTTCAAGTGATTATATAGAATTATATGGGGTAGCTGGTGGTGCAAGTACAGTATCAGTTAGTGCAAATATTTCAAACTTTGGAGCATACAAGATAATAGGAGCATAATGGCATCAATTATAAAAGCAAATAAACTACAAGACTTCGCAGGTAACGATATTTTATCTAGCGATGGTGCTGGTGCTATTACACCTAATGCAGATGGAATTAAAAACGTTCCAGCTTTTGAAGCATATTTAAACACGACTACTGGAATAACTGATAATACAGCAGTTAAAGCAACTTTTGATACAGAAAGATTTGATACAAATAATACTTTTTCATCTTCAAGATTTACTCCTGCAGTAGCCGGTAAGTATTTTTGTTATTCAGGTTGTAGAGTAGGAAATGATGGAGCAAATACTTTAACTCTTTCTCATGTATCTTTTTACAAAAATGGTTCAGCTTATTTAATAAACACTACGCCAACAGTTATTTTTAATGCTAGTTCAAGTGCAATAAATAATTATGGTGCTGTGGTGACACAAACAATAGATTTAGATTCGGATGACTATGTAGAGGTTTATGTTCAGTGTGATACTTCAACTGGTAGTCCAGATTTATTAAACGGTTCATTTTTTGGAGCATACAAACTAGTAGGAGCATAATTATGGCATTAAGTAAAATAGATTTATCAAACATGGTAGAGAACGATCTGGCTGCAGGTTCTCAACCACTCACTATTATTGAAAACAAAATTAA